CCCGGAATTGGCAAAAGTGTCTTAGTTCCTTACATTGCTCAAGTACATTCTACCGTTAAAGGGCGAGTCTTTTCTGAGGAACATATTTATTCTAGGAACAAGACATCAGCATTTTTCGAGGGTTATCAACCTTATTCACATAAGTATGTCCATTATTCAGAACTTGGATCTATGTCTTTAGATCTAGCTAAGATGAAGGGAGATCCTATTGTTGCGGAATTAACTTCTGTGATAGACTCCTTACAGTATTCCCTGGATATGGCTTTTGAAGGAAAGGGTAAAACTTTCATGATGGCTGAGGGTATCATCGCAGATACAAATAATGAATTGTTGCATGTTAATCAAACCACCGATAATCCCTCTGCCTTTCTGAGGAGATTCTTGAACATTAAGCCCATAGTTAAGCCTCAATACCGAAAGCCTAACTCTCAAATGATTGATCCTGATAAGTGCAATGATGGTACACCTGTCTTAGATAGATGGTACTTTGAAGTAACTAGGAAGAGACCAATAACGAAAAGAAGTTGGGCTGTGGAAAATGTTAAAGATGAAAATGACAATGTAATCCTTACTGGATCTCAAAGTGATGACATCTATACACTTACTAATTGGCTCAAATATGACATTAAACGTCACGTTAACCATCAAGAAAGTTTGATGAAGAGGAGATCTGAGGATCGTGTTAAGGGAATTTACGAAGAACGTCCTGTAATTATAGAAGAAGAAAAATTCGAATTAGAAGCATTTTCTTTTATCAGTGATTATAGTTATTCCATTTATCAAAAATTAGTAGATAAATGTGCTGATAATGCTATTAGAGTAATTTCAAATTTCTTATGGTATTGTCTAATCAGTTCTCTATTACTATTTGATAACAGTAAGAAAGAAGAATTTAGTGTCACTGGAGTTAGATTATTTATCTCGGCATTACTTACCTTATTTTGGGTCTGGAATGGGATAACGATCTCAACAACACTTGTTCTTTTATTTTTCTTGTGCTTGACTTTTATTAATTATTCTGAGTTAGTTTGGTATTTTGGTAAACGCCATCTTACATCTATGGCAGCTAGAAGGTATGGAGCCATGAAATATTACTTCTATGATCTGAAGAATTATTTCGAAGGTACTATTGATTTCTCCGACTGGAAATATTATGGTGTCACCTTTAAAGCTGCTGGTATAGCATCAGTTGTTGGCTTAGTCTATTATTTCTTTAGGGATAATACCGATAAGGATGACAAGCAGACTGAAGTTAGTTCAGAATTTAAGCTATCTTCCAGTTTAAATGAATCCTTGAATGATTTAGAGGAAAAGTATGGTTGTGAGAAGTCAATAACTACTGTCAAGTCCACTTTCATGGATAATTGGAATGTTAGGATTACTCCCTATAAGTCTAGCTTTGATGGGTCATTACATTCCTTACATTCCTTAGTTAGAAGAAATGTGAAGAGAGTATTTATAAGGACTCGTAATAGAACCAATGACACCCACATTCTGGGTATTAAAGGAAATATTGCTCTAATCAATACTCATGCTTTCGGTGGATGTACCACAGAAGTAGAGTTAGGGGTTAGTGATAATTATATCCTGGGAGATACTACCACTTTTAAGGGTAGTTTACTAGGAGAAGATGATATACATCATTTAGGTGGAGATCTTTCTCTCATAAAACTCTCTGGTATTCAATTTCATGATATTTCTCACCACCTAGCCCAAGACACCATATATCCAAAATGGTGTAAAGGAATGATTTTTGGACATGAGACCAATTGTTATTTTAGGGAGAATTCACTCACTATTTCAGATGCTGTTCTAGGCAGTATGACTCTTAATAAATATTTAGAGTATAGCTGGCCTGATCATTCTAAGGGTAAGTGTGGTCTTCCATTGATTACCATGAAAGACAAAGGTGTTTGCATATCAGGACTGCATACAGCAGGAGAGAAAACTACACATTGTGGATTTTCTACACTATTAACAAAGTCTAATGTACTTAGTGGTGTAGAGATTTTGTCTTCTAAGGGATTATGTGTGGTAGCTAGTGAGTGTTTATATTCCCCTATAGAAACCACAGAACCTATTAAACAATCTGCCTGGAGGTATGAAAAATTGTCACCATTAAAGTATTTAGGAAAAATTCCTGGAGCTGTTATGGCTAACAAAACTTCTAAGCTCATTGTTCACCCTATGAATAAGGGTGGGGATATAAAAGAACTTTTCAAGGGTTACCTTGGTTTTGAATCTGTAGAAAGATTTGGTAAACCAATGATGACTAAAGCTATCCGTGATGGAGATTACATTTCACCATACAATATAGCTCTTAGAGACATGTGTCACGATGACAAATGTCTAGATAGAAAAGTATTGTCTCAAGTTGTCGACGAAATTGTAGACCGGTTCTCACTCGGCATGAAGGAAAATGCAGTGTATAAGTTAGCCCCTCTGACTATAGAAGAGGCCATAAATGGAGCTGTTCAGGATAAATTTATTAGAAGGATAAATGCTTCTACTAGTGCAGGACTTGGTTTTAAGGGCAGTAAAGGTGACTATATTATTCTAAATACCCCTGATGGGGAGATTCGTGAACCAATAGACTCTCTAAAAGAGCAAATACACTCCACTCTGTTGTCCTATGAGAACTTAAATACAGTTGGGATTATTAATAAAGCTGATCTGAAAGATGAACCTAGGCCGGAAAGGCATTGTAAATCAGGTAAGACCAGAGTTTATTACATACCACAATTGCATTCACTGATTATAGCAAGAATGTTCTTAGCTCCCTTCTATACTCTTATGGTTAAGTATAATGAAATCTTTTGTACTGCAGTAGGAGTTGATATGCAAAGAGAAGCTGACGTTTTGTATGACCAACTTAAGGATTTCTCTCCTCTCATTATGATGGGAGATTTTCGTAAGTTTGATAAGTCTATGCCTTTTGACATAGCTTGGGCCGTACAAACTATTATAATAAATTTTCTAAGAACAATGGTTTATAACGAAGATTCTATAAGAATAGTAACGTCGTTACTTACCGAAGCAAATTTCCCCTGGATCTGCATGTTGATGGATCTGTTTATAGCCTCAGGACAGAAAATGTCTGGGGGATATGCTACTACAGAGGATAATGC